GATGCCATGTTTATCGAATAACACCGTTTTCTTACTTTTGTAAGGAAATCCCATACCTGAAAAATAACTGAATAATGGGATAAAATAAAACCCAGGAGCGTTGAGGCTTCTGGGTTGTTTTATTCCAGGCAGTTATACCGACATCATTTTTTGTATATAAAAGTATGGGTAAGGCCGTTCTTGAATATGATGGAGGAAACACGTCCATCAATCACATAGACGGAATCTAAAATAGTTTCCATGTATATCTTGAGCACATCAGGAGAAACAGTCTGCGCCAGGGATTTATAATAAATATATTCTCGACCAATAAGTTTTTTCGTAATGAGGAGGTGGCTTGCTTGCCGTACAAAATCCTCATCTGACAATGTGGAATTAGCATCGTGCGTAACCATACCGAGCCGGGTGTTAATATCCTGAATCCTGGAGGATATTTCATTCTTCTGTATGATGAAATCTTTTTCGGTCATTGCCCTTTCGGAATAAAGGTATAAATCCTGCAATCGTTTCAGAGCACGTTCCTGTTTCTCCTTATCCTTGCGGAGAGCTTCAACCTCTGGATTGACAGCAGCCTTTTTCTTACGAGGACGTTTCACAGCAAAGACACAGGAACTATCCGAACCGTACCGAGATAGAAGATTGTAAAATTCATTCAGACCATCTTCCGAGATATGCTGCACGTCCTTGAATGAACCACCATAAAGCAAATGCTCTTCAAGTTCCGCAGGGGAACTGATGGAGGAAAAAGAACTTTTCGCATTGAGCATATTCAAAATATAATTTATGACAAACTCTCCGACAATCAAATCATTTATAGATGGATTATCGCACTCATGCGTTTTCCTCTTTTTCGGGCACGAATAAGTGGTAGTGCGGAATCCATCGGCTTGCAATCTTCCGGGAGTAGAAACTAATTTACTGCCACACTTTCCGCAGTAAAGGATGCCGGAAAAGGCATACACATTTTTTGCCCGGTGTTTTTGCCCTGGGAGATTAGACATTCTTTTATTTGTATCCATAATATCACATATCTTTTCGTGTTCCTCCAAAGTAAATATTGCAGGATGATGGTCTGGGACAAGAACCCACTCTTCCTCTGGATTGATGGTTCTGTTTTCAGTTCCCTTGTAATGATTGTATCGGTAGATACCGGCGTAAAAAGGACTGGACAGTATTTTCCATACCGCAGTAGGGGACCAGAGCGCACCTGACCTGGTAGGAACTTTCCTATCGTTTAGCAACTTTGCTGTATGAATAATAGACTTATGCTCGAAATAGTCTGTTTTCATAAGCTGACACACATCCGCTTCATCCTGGATGATGGAGAACACAGAAGTTTCTGCATCGTAGGAATATCCGTAAGGAACCCTGCCACCATTCCAAAGTCCCTGATTGGCTCTTGAAATCATTGTTGCGGTAACACGCTCCGATGTCATGTTTCGTTCCAGCTCCGCAAACACCAAAATGATTTTGAGCATAGCTTCGCCCATAGCATTTGACGTATCGAACTGCTCATTTTTACTGACAAAAGTTACTCGCAGGGATTGAAGCTCTTCGTACATTTCTGCAAAGTCCAGAAGATTACGAGAGATACGGTCTATTTTCCACACAAGCAAATGGGAGAATGAGCCGGAACGTATTTTCTGCATCATTTCTTGGAACGCAGGCCGGTCGGTGTTTTTCCCGGAGTATCCTGCATCCTCAAATATTTCGTAATCCTCAATGCCGAGGATAAGTTCACAATATGCGATAAGGTCCTTGCGCTGCATCGGCAGAGAATCCTTATCTATCTGATGGGTTGTAGATACACGAATGTAAATAGCAACCTTACGAGGGCGTTCTGCCCGGTTATTGGCTCTTCCTGCCAATGATTTATTTCTCATAATGTTTTTCCCATACAACAAGAAAAGCCCCATGCCTGGGGCTATATCGTGTCGATATGCGGTGCATATTTGTTCAGCACTGCCCAAACGACATTTTTATCATCCAAGCTGGCAAGCTGATAGCAAGCAAGCAAACGCTGGAGTTCCTGAACGTAAGCATCACGCTCGCTGTCATTGCACTTAGATGATGGCTCATACAGTTTTATGATATTGTCAGTTTTTGACATAGCACACCGTCCTTTCTAAAATTATTCTGGTTTATTAAGATGCCGGTATCTGGCATAGTCCAAAGTAATTATGCGTTCATCTTGTCGGCATACTTTTCAGGCTGGACCATATGAGTGCGTAAGAAGTCCAGGCACAGTTGCTGTCTGTCCGCCGGTATGTGGGAGAAAACCTCAAGAAGTTCCTGCTCCATATTGGATAACTCACTATTTTGTGTTGATGGTTTTGCGATAGGTGGGTTATCGCCATATACAAAATCATCCAATGTCATGTTGAGGTGTTCAGCCATTTCCATAACAATGTCCAGTTTCGGGGATTTTCCTGCTTTCCAGCTCCCTGTATTTCCCTCTGCACGCCCTATATCACGCAGAACTTGTGTTATTGTAGTGCCTCGCTTTTCGCAGGCTTCACGAAATCTATCGTATAACATAATGACCTCCTAAAATAAAAACTCAAAAAAATGCGTTACAGGGGTTGACCTACTCAAAACTATGAGTTATAGTTACCAATGTAAGATGCATTTGAGAATGAAATAAAGATTACATACTCATTATTTTACATGAGAACCTTACAAAAGTAAAGAATAAGCGGAACCGAGAAAGGGAGGGTGCGAGATGAAGAAAAGACTTCCGCCTTGGTGCAAGTTGGTAAAGCACACCTTAATTGACAAGGACATGGATGTGTCCGAGCTGGCAACAAAAACCGGGCTGGCAAGACCATATTTATCCTCAATTATTAACGGCAGGATTTACAGCCAACCGGCAGTAAACAAAGTGAGTGATTGTCTGGGAATCAGCAATGATTACGATGCCATTTATCAACCTGCTAATAGTATAGGGCAAAGCGAAGAGAACTGACATAGAGGATGGTTACAGGATATGAACGAAAACGTGTATTTTGAGTGCAGGAAAAAAGCTGCAATACATAATGAGAGATTGAACAGCAGAGCCGGAGCGGCTGAAATACTTGGAATTTCCGAATCAACCCTTGCACATTACGAATTAGGAATAACGAAAAACATTCCTGTAGATGTGGTTGTGATGATGGCGGAGGTGTACAACGCACCAGAGCTGAAATGCATCTACTGCAAGAGCGAATGTCCGATAGGAAAGGAACTGCCAATAGCAACAGAGGCAGGGAATATAGAGGGCATTACGGTAAGAATGCTTGCAGGGTTGGAGGATGAGAAAATCGACAAAATCCAAAAAACATTATTGAGGATTGCCGAGGATGGAAAAGTCGAAGCTGCAGAGAGAGAAAAACTAAAAGAAATGGTCCAGTCTTTAGACGGAGTTTACAAGGCTATTACAGAACTGCGAATGATAACGGAGAGGAAGTAAAAATCATGGAATTGATTGACAGACTGAAAGAAGTCCTGAAAGAAGAATTTAATATCTGCTCTGACGAGGAACTTTTGGAGGCTGTACAGTCGATGCCAGAACTTGATTTAGGGATATTCGTTACGCCGCTGAAAGGAGATAACAATGCAAAGAGCGCATAAAAGAAAAATTAAGGTCCTTGTAGTTGATGCGGCGATGATGTTTGCCGCAGTTCAAATGACAGTGTGTATGCATGGGAAACAAAGATATACTGCATCAGCGCAGGATGTATCTGGTTATGAAGTTTCTATTGAAGATAACACACAAACAATTACCACAGAGAAACCGCAGGAGACATTCAAGACAGAATATACCAGCACAATCATGAATGAAGAAATAAATGCGGATGATGCCTATATGCTTTGCAAAATAGCCATGGCAGAAGCCGAGGGCGAAGATGTGGAGGGGAAAGCTCTTGTCATGTTGGTAGTTCTGAATAGAACAAAAGCAGAGGGATTTCCTGATACGGTATCAGATGTTATTTACGAAAAAGGGCAATTCACACCGGTTGCAAACGGAAGATTTCAAAAGGTGGAGCCGGACAAAGAATGCTTCGAAGCTTTGCAGATGATTGTATCAGAAAAGTGGGACGGCAGCCTGGGAGCAACCTATTTCGAGAGTGAAAGCAGTAGCACATGGCACAGAGATAATCTGAATTACCTGTATTCGCATGGTGGGCATGATTTTTACATAGACAGGGAGGAATGAAAAGATGCTGGAACGCATGATAGTGAAACACTGGATAGCATTAACTGTTGGATTCACACTGTTAGGAGTGCTTATCAGAGTGAGATACAACACGCAGGGGCATTTTGCAATAGGCGGTGAATGGTTAGTACCGGAGTTTATGCTTTTTATTGAATGGCTCATAAGGATGATGAGAGGAGTGCTGATTGATGCAGGAATTATACGAGGGCATAAGAAAAGATGCAGAGGAACAAGGGTACAGCATGACAGACGAGAAGTTTACAGAACTGGTTCGGTACGCAGAGAGAAAAGCGGCAGTAGCCGGTAAGGATGAATCTTACATTCCGTATTTACTCCCGGATGTGATAAAAGAATATTTTATCAGAAATGCAATAAATGAAGTTTCAACCGGGATGATGGAATTTGAGAGATATATAAAAACACAAAAACAGGAGGTTACAGACGATGGCAGAAATGACAGAAAAACAGTGGCTTTCAGGGGTGCAGAGTTCGATTATCAAGGAATTGACTACCCACAAAGCAGCATTGCCAGCAGGATTTAATCAGGAGCGTTTCGCCTTGAATACGGTTACGGTTATTTCCGAAATGCTGAAAGACAAAAAGAAAAAGACGGAGCTTTGCAAGCTGACATTTGAATCAATGGCAGTGTGCTTGTGCAAAGCGGCATATCTGGGGTTGGATTATTTCAATGGAGAATGTTATGCGATTCCGTATGGAGGAGAACTTAACTTCCAGACGGACTACAAGGGCGAAATCAAGATGTGCAAGAGGTTTTCCAGAAACCCGATTAAGGATATATTCGCAAAGGTGGTCAGGGAGGATGATTTCTTTACAGAAGAGGTGGACGCAGGCATTCAGAATGTGATTTACAGACCACGGCCATTTTCAAATAAGCCAATGATTGGAGCTTTTGCGATTGTGGTTTTCAAGGATGGTTCCATGATGTATGACACTATGAGCGTAGAAGAAATTGAGAATGTCAGAAATACATATTCCAAAGCCAAAGACAGCCAGGCTTGGAAGAGCAGCACAGGAGAGATGTATAAAAAGACAGTCCTCCGTAGATTGTGCAAGCTGATTGACCTTGATTTTGACAACATCGAACAGCAGAAAGCCTATCTTGCAGGCGGCGATGTGGAGTTTGAAAACGGTCAGCCGGTATTCATTGATGGAAGAACAGCAACAGCCGCATTACCGGATAACGGTGCGCCGGTTGACGTGTTCGCACAGATGGAGCAAGCGAAGAAAGAGCCTGCACCGGTAGAACAGCCACAACCGCAGGAAACAAAAGAACCAGCACAGCAGGCGATTCCTTTTGAACAGCAGCAGGAGGAACAGCCACAGCCGATGCCTGATGGCATGGGTTTTATGACGCCGGATGAATCGGCAATAGATGATTTACCTTGGAAATAACAGGAGGATGAGAAGATGAACGAATTACAGGTAGTAGTAAAACAGCAAGTAGGAAAAATCAACTGGAACTTTGAAGAATTGAAAACGGCACTCGCCGCAGAGATGGAGAAATACACCGGCATTGTGTATGACGATGATTCAATCGCAGATGCGAAGAATACCGTTGCATATCTTAGAAAGTTAAAAGATTCCGTTGAGGAAAGAAGAAAAGAAGTTAAAAAGGAGTGCCTGAAGCCATACGATGATATGGAAAAACAGGTAAAGGAATTGACACAGCTTATTGATGAGCCTATCAATACGATTGCAAAACAGGTAAAGGATTATGAAGAGGAGCAGAGAAAGAAGAAAAAAGAGGAAATTCTTGCATACATGAAAGAAGCGTTCACAGAATTACCGGAAACAGTTGCCTCTAAGCTGAAATCAAAGATTTATGACAGTAAGTGGGAGAACAAGTCAACCACGAAGAAAACATGGCAGACTGCGGTAAATACTGCACTTGAGAATACAAAAGGCGACCTGAACATCTTGGATGGAATCGAGGAGGATTTCAGAGAGGATGCCAAAAAGGTATATGAGAAAAATCTGGTATTATCCGAGGCGTTATCTAAGGTACAGGAGCTTCGCAAGCAGAAAGAAATGATTCTGGAAAGAGAAAGACAGAAGAGGGAGAGAGAAGAGGCAGCAAAGCGTGAAGCACTTGCCAAAAAGGAAGAACAGCCGCAGGAGCCAAAGAAAGCACCGAAGCCTGTCACTTCTGCAGAACCTAAGACTGAAATGGGAAAGGCAATCGAAAGCATTGAAAGACACGCATATCAGCAGGCAGTAACCGGAACGATTGCTAATCCGGTAACACAGCAGCCAGGATTAAGCGGAGGCAAAAAGATTTGGACAATCCAGGTCAGAGGAAACGAAGAACAGCATAAAAAGATTTTGGATTATATCAAATTTGTTGGAGCAGAGTACAGGGAGGTCTAAGAAATGGGAATGCAATTAACGGAAGAAAATTATTATTCAGATATTGCAAATTATGAATATATGTCCGTATCCCAATTCAAAGACTTTAATGGCACATATGGCAAGGCAGCTTGTGAAGCGGCTGCCGTTGCCAAACTCAAAGGTACATACAAGGAGCCGAAATCAACAGCATTGCTTATTGGCAGTTATGTAGACCGGTACTTTGAGGGTACCTTGGAGAGCTACAAAAAAGAAGAGCCGGCAATTTTCAAAAAAGACGGGAAACTGAAAGCGGAATACATTCAAGCAGACGCCTTAATAAAAAGAGCGGAAAGGGACGAACTCTTTATGAAATATATGTCCGGGAAAAAACAGGTCATAATGACTGCTGAATTGTATGGAACACCTTGGAAAATCAAGATGGATAGCTACATTCCGGGATGGGCCATAGTGGATTTAAAAGTTGTGGAATCCCTTACAAAAATGAAATGGGTGCGAGATATAGGATATTTAGATTTCGTCCGCTACTGGGGGTATGACATCCAGGGGGCGATGTACCAGGAAGTTGTATATCAGAATACAGGAAAGCGATTACCATTTTACATTGCGGGAATTAGCAAAGAAAAAACACCAAATATAGAGATTATTCACATACAAGATAATTACTTAAGAGAGGCGAGGGAAGTTGTCAAAGCAAACATCAATCATGTACTGGCAGTAAAGAGAGGAGAAATCGAACCTTTGAGATGCCATTGCTGTGATTACTGCCGGGAAACTAAAGTCCTGAAAAGACCGATAGGAATAGCCGACCTTGTAGCAGAAGTTTAGAGGAATTGGAGCGGATACAATGGGAAAGTCAGAGGACAAAAAGAGCTTTCAACTTTATAACGATTATATAGACCACTTCTCGCTCATGTCTGATGAGGAGGCTGGAAAGCTGATAAAGGCAATCTTCTGTTATGTAAATGATTTGCCTTGTGAAGAGCTGGCAGGACTGCCTTTAATGGCTTTCTCCTTTATCCGGTCACAGCTCAAAAGAGATAGTGACAAGTACGATGCCAGATGTGAGATAAACAGAAGAAACGGAAAGCTGGGAGGCAGACCGAAAAAGGCGCAGACAGAAGAACCGAAAAAACCGGACGGTATGGAAGAAACCCAGTCGGTTCTTGATATTCCTGGAATAGAGGCAGAAGAAAAAACACCGGAACAGGAAGTACCGCAGGAGCCACCAAAGAAACCGAAGAAAACAGAGTACAGCACAGATTTCCAGAGATTTTGGGGAATATACCCAAGAAAAGACGGAAAAGGTGAAGCGTATAAGAAATACAAGGCACGCCTCAATGATGGATGGTCACCCGATGAATTGTGCGAAGCGGCTGAAAACTATAAGAAAAAACTGGTTCGAGAGAGAACAGAGAGCAAATACATAAAACACGCCAAGACGTTCCTTAGCGAGAATACACCTTTTGAAGACTTCTTGGATAAACGGGAAAATAATAGGGTTGAGGAATCACAAGAGGATGAGGGAAACCCATTCAGATAGATTGGAGGCATAGCAGATGGAGGGAACAGCAGAATTGTTCACAGGATTTGCAGAGAGGATTGCAAGAGAAAAAGGAACACGGCAGGAAATGATGCGAGAGGGAGATTATATCGAGGACGGTCTTATCCATTGCGGAAAGTGCAAAGGTAAAAGACAGACCAGAGTAAAAATCCCAGGCGGTGATGGGACAACCATTACGGTTCCTTGTATCTGTAAATGCGAGGCAAAGGCAGAAGAGGATAGAAAGAAGCAGGAAGAGGCCAGACAGGAATTACAGCGCATGGAACGCCTGCGGTCAGCAAGTCTTATTGAGAACAGATTAAAAAACGCCAACCTTGCCACATTTCAACAGACCAAAGATAATGCACAGCTTTATAAGATAGTCAGAAATTATGTGCAGAATTTTGACGAGATGTACAGAAACAATCAGGGATTGCTTCTGTATGGCCCGGTTGGAACCGGCAAGAGTTATGCTGCCGCTTGCATTGCAAACGAACTGCTGAATCAGAAAATACCGGTAATAATGACATCATTTGTAAAAATATTACAGATGATACAGGACAAGCAGGTGGAGGAATCGGAGCTGATAGTTAGGCTGAACAATGCAAAGCTGCTTATCATTGATGATTTAGGAACAGAACGTAATACGGATTATGGACTGGAAAAGGTTTACAACGTGATAGACAGCAGATACCTCGCAGGAAAGCCATTGATTCTGACAACTAATTTGATGCTGGTGGATATGAAAGAAAACATTGATACGAGATACAAAAGGATATATGACAGAATTTTCGCAATGTGCTTTCCACATAGAGTAGCAGGAGCATCCTGGAGGATGAACCAGGCGGCGGATAGATACGATGAGATGCGAAAGAGATTATTGGAGGACTAAGCGATGGAAAAAGTAGCAGAGTTGATTTGTTCAACAGTGGAGGACCGGTCAATCATGACTGGAATCCTGGTAAAAAACGGATACACAGTAGGACCGGGCAGAATCCCTAGAAAATCAGGGAAATCTTATGATTATACCCTGAAAATATACAGAGAGAAAGAGGAGGAAACTGCAAAGTGAATGAAATAGCAGCGGAGGTGGAGGAGATGAAGAACATTCGGTTTACCGTAAAAGGAAATCCTTTCGGGAAAGAACGTCCGAAGTTTGCTAGGAGAGGAAATTTCGTGCAGACATATACACCAAAGAATACACTGCAACACGAAAAAGAGGTTGCAGCAGTTTATATGGAGGCAGCAAAGGGCAGGAAATTTGAAAAGGGCAGACCGCTTGACATCAGAATCATAGCGTATTATCCGATTCCGAAGTCCGCCTCAAAGAAAAAGCAGAGGGAAATGCTGGAACACCGGTTACGCCCAACAGTGAAGCCAGACCTTGACAATGTAGCAAAGCTCGTATATGACGCCCTGAATGGCGTAGCGTGGTATGACGATAATGCGATTGTAGATACACAAGTAAGAAAATTCTATTCCGATACGCCGAGGGTAGAGGTATTCATCAGGGCTGTGGAATAGATTTTCAAATAAAACATAGGAGGATTCAAACAAAATGAGTATTTTAAATTACGAGGAAATGACACTGGAAAGCGATACATTCCAGGCAGCACGAGAAACATTCAATCTGATGTTACAGAAGTTGTTCAAAAAGATGGAACAGTCGGACATGGACGAGGGAAGTATCGACCTCAAAATCAGCATAGAACTGAATGAAGATTACGTTCCGCAGGACGATGGGACAACGGTAAGAATTAAAAAGCCTCTTATCAAGCATAAGATTTCCACTGTTGTACCTGTAAAAGATAGCATGGACGGTAAGCGAGATACAGGAATGTGCCTGGTATATGATGAAAATCTGAAACGGTATGTGCTGAAATATGTTTCTACCGGAGGACAGATGAATATTTTTGATATGGAGCAGCAGGCAGAGAATGATGCAGATATTGTGGATAGTGAAACACCAGCCATTGAGGGGCAGCCTACATATTTCCTGCCAGACAACCAGACTGATGCGAAATCAGAAGAACCGCAGGAGGAAGAGCAGGACAGCGAAACAGACGGTATAATGACCGTACCAGATAATGTGGATGGGGAAACAGATGCAGACGTTCCTAGCGGCGATTACGATAGCACAGACGATAGTGGTATGCCATTACCATTCAGCGAGGGCGATGATGATTACCCATATGATGAACCGATGGAGGAATAGAGATGTTCAAGAGAGAAAAGAGAATGCATAGCTTTATTATCAGAGCGCAGGAAATCCTTGCAGAGGGAAAGAGAGAAGAATCGGCAAAGATGGTTATTCAGGGATTGCAGCATTATTCCAATAAAATCATTGGAGCAATACAGCCATATTCCAAAGCGGATGCAACATTGCTGGTTATTGCGTTGAGATACCTTGCAGACCAGGTGGAACAGAAAAACGGCTGTGCATTGGCAGTAAAAGCATTGAGCAAAACCATTGAATTTCCTGAACTGGAAGAGGTTGAAAAAGTCAAGAAAGCAACGGAGGGACTTGGAGAATGAAACGAATAAAAGTGCTTGCGGCTATTGTCATAATTACCATATTGACGTTTGCAGGATGCGCAAAAATGAGTGAAAAAGCAGAAAACGTAGAAGAAAACAAATGCGGAGCGAATGCATTAGAGTGTTTAACGAGTGATAACTATGCTTATACCTCGGAGTATAGAGATAAAGAAACAGGCGTTCACTATTTCTACAGTTATAAAGGCGGATTAACCGTAAGAATCAATGCTGACGGAACACCATATGTTGATTAAGATTCGAGCCTTTGGAAAGGAGGCGATAAAGGATGAAAAAGGCGAATCGTGGAAATTTTGGAACCTGTGCAAAATGCCATCAGCAGATATTGTGGATTAAGACCATAAACGGTAAGAATATGCCGGTAAATGCAAGACTGATAACATACCGGGTCCCAAAAGAGGGAAAAGGAAAAGAGAGAATCGTCACACCGAATGGAGAAACAGTGAGTGCGGAAATTGTACAGTCTGGGACGCAGGATGCCACCGGTGTAGGATATATCTCACATTTTGCTACTTGCCCGGTTGCTAATATGTTCCGCAGAAAATAAAAAATGGAGCCTCCTGCAATACGATGATTGACAATCGGCTCCTAAAACACAAAAACTACTGTCATTTTATTATGGCAATTCCGAAAAGTCAATCTGTAATTGTAGGAGGTCAGAGAAAGTGGGAAAAGCAGAAAGAAGAGTATCACTCACAAAAGAGGAAATAAGAGCACTCTGTGAGGAGGCTGCCGATAAAGCAGTTGAGAGAAGCGAAAAGGCAAGAAAAAAGAGTATTGCGCAGGAAAAGAAAACACTCCTGTACAATACCAAAAAGCTATTGGAGAATTACACGAAACTGAAAGACTATGCAGAAAAGGCAGTCTGCACTATTGATGAGGCGGAGCAGGTAGATGAGAGCATCGTAAACATGGATGTTCTGTACGGATTCAGAATCTTTGACGAGGACAAAACGTTGCATAGGCAATTAAAGGGAATCAATGCAGTAAAGTTTATGCTTGCACATGTGGACCGGATGCTAGAAGTGTACCAGAAAGAATGCGAAACCTCATCGAATGAGATTATACAGCGCAGATGGAAAGTCATTCAGATGATGTACCTTGACAGAGAGAAAAAGAAGAGCACAAAGGAAATTGCGGAATTTTATAACATGGAATTATCCACGATTCAGAAAGATGCGAAAGAGGCACGAAACGACCTGACGGTACTGTTTTTTGGCTTAGATGCTATGATTTTACATGATTTCGGGAACCAGATGGATAAATAAAAAACCGTTCGGTTTATTTTGAATCCGTTTTTTTTCCTTTGACCGTCAATTCGACCGATGATATAGTGTATGGTGCAATCAGAAGAAATTCTGACTGTAAAGAATGTGGCTGCTGTACTCGTTCTTTTTCTCGTGTGGCAGGAGAAATACCTGCCACGCTCCTAAAATTAAATATCAGTAACATAAAAGTCATATCTGAAAACGGTATGGCTTTTTGTTTTACATGGAATGAGGAGCGAAGAGGATGAACAGACGCAGGAGCCGGGAAGATGAAAGGAGCGAGACAATAAATGAACAGCAGCATTGAAATTGTCATGCGGAAGATTGGAGAACTGAAACCGTATGAGAATAACCCAAGACATAACGACATGGCGGTGGATGCGGTAGCAGCATCTATTCAGCAGTTTGGATTCAAAAATCCAGTTATCATTGACAAAGATGGAGTGATTGTCGCAGGACACACCCGATATAAAGCGGCAAAGAAGCTGGGAATCACAGACATACCATGTATCAGTGCAGATGATTTATCAGAAGAGCAGATTAAGGCGTTCCGGCTGGCAGACAACAAGACCGCAGAGCTGGCAGAGTGGGACGAGGATTTACTTGGAAAAGAAATGCAGGAAATCATAAACATTGATATGAGCCAGTTCGGATTTTCCATTGGAGAGGATGAGCTGGGAGAGGAAATGCAGGACGATAAGTACACTCTGAAAGTAAAAATACCGCAGTATGAAATTACAGGAGAGTGCCCGGAAATATCTGATATGCTGGATAGCAGCAAGGCGGATGAGCTGATACAGGAAGTTGAAGCCACAGACATCCCGGAGGAGATAAGGGAGTTCCTGATACAGGCGGCACGCAGACATAATGTATTTAATTACCGGAATATCGCAGAGTATTACGCACACGCAGAGCCGGAAGTGCAGAAATTGTTTGAAAAGTCCGCACTCGTAATAATTGATGTGAATGATGCCATAGCAAACGGATATGTGCAGTTGGCAACTGACATCACAGACATTATGGAGGGCGAAGCCGATGAGGAATGATTTCGCAGTTTTCATACTGACACATGGGCGAGCCGATAATGTGGTTACGGTTCCTGCAATTAAAAAGGCAGGATATACCGGTAAGATATATTTCATCATAGATGATGAGGACGAGCAGGCAGAAGAATATAAAAAGAACTTCGGGGCAGACCGAGTGATTATATTTGATAAGCAGGCAGCATATGACCGGGCAGATACGATGGATAATTTCAACGACCACAGGGCAATCATTTATGCTCGCAATGAATGTTGGAGGATTGCGGAAGAACTGGGGCTGAAATATTTCTTGATGCTGGATGATGATTACAAAAGCATTGATTACCGGTACGAGGAAGATGGAAAGCTGAAATATAAGCCATCGCATGATTTTGACAGAGTGTTTGAAGATATGATTCAGTTCCTGGAGGTATCGGGAGCTGATACAGTGGCATTTTGTCAGGGAGGGGATTTCGTTGGAGGAGTAGACGGAGGAAACTTCCACAAAGGATTATTGCGAAAGGCGATGAACAGTTTCTTTTGCAAGACAGATACGCCGATAGAGTACAGGGGAACCATGAACGAAGATGTTGTGACATATACAACATTGAGTAGCCGGGGACACCTGTTCTTTTCAAATACACAATATTGTGTGGTACAGTTGCCAACCCAAAGCCTGTCTGGAGGAATGACAGATGCGTATAAGGAGGGCGGCACGTACCTGAAAACATTTTATGCGATTATGAGTATGCCGAGCGCTGTAAAAGTCAGCATGATGTATACCACGCACAAGAGAATACACCACAGGATAAACTGGGAACACACAGCCCCGAAAATCCTGAATGAAAAGTGGAGGAAAGAGAGAAAGGAGGATACCTAGAAAATGGAGAAAAACATAACAGGCGAAAAGATGCTAAGCCATATAGACAGGATTGCAGGGGAAAAGAAACCCATAACAGCAGATATATTCCTCACAAATTATTGCAATAACAGATGTCCCTATTGCACCTACGGACGGTGGGAGCTGGATACAGGGGCGCAGGCAATGAGATATGAGGATTTTATCACATACGCAAAAAGACTGGCAGTTATGGGTGTACAGGGATTTATACTGACCGGTGGAGGAGAGCCGACCATCAATCCTGATTTTGAAAAGATTGCAGGATGGCTTACCGAGAACAATTTCCAGTGGGGAATAAATACGAATTTCAATAAGCTGGTAAAGGTCAAACCGAATTACTTGAAAGTGTCCCTTGATGCGTACAGCAATGAAAGCTATGAGCAGTTGCGAGGCGTGGCGGCATATGAAACAGTCCGGGAGAACATAAAAGCGTATGCAGCATGGAAAAAAGAAAACAGTCCTGGCACATCTCTTGGAATCCAACAGCTTGTAAAAGAGCCGGAGGATGTAAAGAGATTTTACGATGCAAATAAGGACCTGGACGTTGACTACATGGTTTTCAGACCAGTGGAAAGCACCGCAGGAAGTTACTACAGGGATGAGAGGAAAAAAAGAGATGCGGAGGAAATAAAGAAAATCGTATCGGATATGGCGATGGATGATGAAAGGGTGACGCTCAATTTCAAATGGGGATTACTCGACAGGCAGGAAGAGAGATGCACCGCAAGCTGGGCGCAGATGGCTTTAAATGAAAAAGGCGAAGTCATGTACTGCTGTCATAAGCCGTATCAGATTATAGGTCATATCATGGACGAAGATATTCTGGCAAAGAAAATGGCGGCGGTAACGGATATGTCAATGTGCGACATACCTTGTAGAATGACAGCCCCTAATCTGGAGGTCAAAAAGATGGAGCAGGCGAGAAAGGACGCTTGCTTTATTTAATTTTATCGGAGTTGAGAACGAAGCGAGGTGGTGGCATTGGCAAATGACGAAAATCTGATACCTATGAACCGCCGAACAAAGAGCGAGCAAAGAAAAATCGCCACAGCAGGAGGTAAAGCATCCGGGGCAGCGAGGCGTAAGAAAAGGGATATGCGAAAGGCAGCCGAAATGCTGTTGAATATGCCGGTATCGAATAAGCAATCGACCATGAAAGCCACGCTCACAGCTTTAGGGATTGACGAAGAGGATATGGACTACAGTATGGGAGTGATGGCGGCAATGTTGGTGCAGGCGGCGAATGGAAATGTAAATGCTGCAAAGTTCCTAAGAGATACCGCAGGGCAGAACCCAACGCAACAGCTACAAGAAAAAGAATTTGCATACCGGAAGAAACAGGACAGAGAGGCAAAGAAAGCCGAAGAAGATGGAGGCATGACCGGTGGAACGCCAGTAGAAATATATCTGCCAGAAAAGGAGGGCGAGGACGATGAGTAATATCAAAGTCATACGGCCGCAGAAAGGACCGCAAGAAAAATTCCTTTCAACAACAGCAGATATTGCTATTTACGGTGGAGCCGCAGGAGGCGGAAAGTCATACGGATTGCTGATTGAGCCTTTGAGGTATAAGAACAACAAACGGTTTGGTGCTGTAATATTCCGACACGAATATAAGCAGATATTCAACCAGGGCGGCTTGTGGGATACGAGCAATGACGTATATGGAGATATAAAGGGAGCCGATGGAAGATACAGCGCAGGTATGTGGAAGTTCAAAAACGGTATGACAGTTGCATTTGACTATATCAACCGAGATGATGATTTGCAGAAATGGCAAGGTTCGCAGATAACCATGATAGGATTTGATGAGCTTACCCATTTTTCCGAGAAACAATTTTTTTATATGCTATCCCGAAACCGTAGTGTTTGCGGAGTAAAGCCATACATGAGAGCAACTTGCAATCCAGATGCGGATTCGTGGGTTGCTGATTTTATTTCATGGTGGATAGACCAGGACACCGGCTATCCGATAAAGGAACGTTCCGGCAAGAAGAGATGGTTCGTCCGCATTAACGAAACTGTTATGTGGGCTGCCACAAGGAAAGAGGCTGTACAGATTGCCCTTGATGCCAATATAGGCGAGGAAGAGGCAGAAACAATGCCGAAATCTGTCACATTCATTATGTCCACGTTGGATGATAACAAAATCTTGATGAAAGAAAACCCAGGATACAAAGCCAACCTGTTAGCATTGACGGAGGTTGAGAGAGAAAGGCTTCTCCGAGGCAACTGGAAGATTAAGGCAGCCGCAGGCTTGATGTTCCGCCGCACAAAGGTAAATATGCTGGAAGAATTACCGACAGACGTTATCAAGTGGGCGAGAGGCTGGGACCTTGCAGCCACATCCGAAGATGAGAAAGGCGACCCGGCATATACAGCCGGTGTTCTCATTGGCAAGAGGAAGAACGGACGATATATCGTAGCAGATGTTATCAATAAGCGGCTAAGCTCGGCAGATGTGCGAGAGATTATAAAACAGACCTGCATAACTGACAAGGCGAAGCATAAGAGAGTCGCAACAAGACTTCCGCAAGACCCAGGGCAGGCAGGAAAAGACCAGGCGCAGAGCTTCTTAAAACTATTAGCCGGTTTTACAGTCAAGTGTATTCCTGAATCCGGTGACAAGGTTACGAGAGCAGAACCGTTCTCCGCACAATGGTTGGGGCTTGAGGGAATGGATAAAGGCAACGTTGATGTGCTGATAGCTCCCTGGAATGAGATGTACTTCAACCAGCTTGAGAGTTTTCCGGAAAGTAAATTCAAAGATATGGTGGATGCAAGCAGTTCGGCATTTATAGAGATTGAAAGCGGAAATACCTATTCCGCACCTCCGACAGATGGAGGACTGAACAAAGAAAGTTACTGGCGAAAGTGAGGTGGTAAAGATGGCCGATAACAAAGAAATTGGACGAATAGGACAAAGACGATATGGAGGAGTTATCTACGAAGAGTTCCTGCATGAGCTTAGGGGCAAACGAGGGATAGAGGCTTACAGAGAAATGTCTGAAAATGACGATGTTGTAGGCGCTATCCTTTTTGCTATCGAAATGTTGGTTCGACAAACCGATTGGAATGTGGAGCCAGGAGGAGATAGCCAGGCGGATATTGATGCAGCAGAGTTTATAGAAAGCTGCATGAATGATATGCAGAACACATGGATTGACACCATATCAGAAATCTTGTCATTCCTCACATTCGGATGGAGCTATCACGAGATTGTTTACAAACGAAGAATGGGGAGGACAAAAGACGGTAGAACACGAAGTAAATATGCAGATGGGCTTATCGGATGGAGAAAACTTCCGATACGAGCGCAGGAAACCCTTTACCAATGGGAGTATGACGATGAGGACAATCTGAAAGGAATGACGCAGATGCCGCCTCCATCTTACAACCTGTACACGATTCCGATTGAAAAGGCATTGCTTTTCCGAACCAAGAGCCGAAAGGACAACCCGGAGGGCAGGTCTATTTTGCGTAATGCGTACCGTTCCTGGTATTTCAAGAGAAGAATACAGGAGGTTGAGGGCATCGGTATTGAACGTGACCTTGCAGGACTTCCGGTAATATATGGACCGTCAGATTTAGATATCTGGAATCCTGACGATGAGCAGGCGCAAGAAATCCTGAACGGATTACAGACGCAGGTTAGGAACATCCGCAGGGATGAGATGGAGGGCGTTGTTCTTCCAGATGGCTATAAACTGGAACTATTAAGTACCGGAGGCAGCCGACAATTTGATACAAACGCAATCATCAACCGCTATGATAACCGTATTGCAATGACGGTACTGGCGGATTTTATATTTTTGGGGCATGAGCAAAACGGCAGTTGGGCGTTGAGTTCCGATAAAACGGAGCTGTTCTCAATGGCGTGCGGAGCATTTCTTGATATTATCTGCGAAACATTCAACAGCCAGGCAATCCCGGCTTTGATTGATATTAACGGAGAGCATTTCAAGGGCATCACAGATTATCCCAAAATGACGCATGGGGATATTGAGGATGCAGACATCACGAAAGTTTCTGCATTTATCAAAGATATGACCGGTATCGGTGTACTGGTTCCCGATGATGGTTTGGAAGATTACATTAGACAGGTGGGACATTTACCGGAGAGAACATCTGACACAAGAACACCTGATGAGGTAAGAGCAACACAACAGACGCAGAACCAACCGCCAGAAAGCGCAACGGCGGCAGGGAAAGAGCCAAAGGATGGCGATGGAGAAATACCCAGTGACATTACTGAAGCTGCCAAACGGCGGCTAGGGAGGTACTAATCATGGCAATATTGATAAGACCTGGGAAGAGGTTCAGAAAAGCCAGAGCCGGTAACGGTGCGGAAATCCTGAAAAAGTTGGAGGATTATCTGAAAACAGCCAGTTCAGAACCGGTTGAGCTGTTATGCGGATTCTGGAAAGACCAGTCCAATGCCATCACGTATCAGGAATTAAGACAGGCAGTGCTTGATGGAGAGCTGGACGAAAAGACAGCCGATGAATGGATGCAGGACTATTCTTTATTGGTGCAAGGAAAACTCAACGGTATGTGGCAGAATGCGATTATAGCCGGTTCCACAAGCCAGCCAATAATCCAGGATCTTGCAGATATGGATTATATTTTTTCAACGAAGCAGGTTCTTGGATGGATACAGGAAAGAGGGGCCGAGCTTGTGACACAATGCACTGATACGCAGAAAGAGGCAATCAAGGTATTCCTGGAAAGGACAGTTCGGGAAAGACATTCGGTTGATGAACTGGCAAAGATGATTCGCCCCTGTATTGGGCTGACGAAGCCGCAGGCGCAGGCAAATCTCAAATATTACGAAAATATGGTCAAAACTTTGAGAGAACAGCATCCGAGGATGAAAGCAGAAAGCATCCAGAAGAAAGCCAGGACAGCCGCAATGAAGTATGCAGAACGTCAGCACCGGCAGAGGGCGGACAATATTGCACAAACGGAAATGGCATACGCTTACAACAAGGGAGCTGATGAGAGCGTGCGACAGGCGCAGGAACAGAAACTTATAGGCGAGGTCATAAAGAGATGGAGCACATCAGGCGATGATATGGTGTGCTCTTTGTGTAGTTCTTTGGAGGGTGTGGAAATTGGCATGGATGAGGAATTTTCTTTCAAGGGAATAGGAACCAAAGTTACAACCGACCTCACACCACCAGCGCATCCGAGATGTGCGTGCGCTATTGAGTACATAGAGGTCACACCTGATAAAAATAAAAAGTAGAGGAGGCGAGGAATCATGCAGAAGTTTTCGGAGCTGATAAAGAAATCAACGGAAGATGGAGTCGGAAAGAAGAAACCGGCAGTGCAGAAAGGGCGGTTCAAGATTGCAAAATCTGATGATGATAAGATGCTGGCGTTTGGATGGGCGAATGTATCCATCACCGCAGATGGGGAATTGATAGAAGATTACCAGGAGGACATCATCGAACCGGAGGAACTTGAAAGTGCTGCTTACAAGTTCGCAGAACTGTACCGGGAGGGCGGAGAGATGCACGAAAGAGGCGGAGCCGCAGTCCTTATCGAATCGGTGGTATTTACCGAGGAGAAAATGAAAGCAATGGGAATCCCGGAGGGCACGTTGCCTGTCGGATGGTGGATTGGCTTCAAGGTGCTTGATGAGGATGTCTGGGAAAAGGTCAAGAGCGGCGAATACCCGATGTTCTCCATTGAGGGAGAAGCAGAGCGAGTGGAGGTTGAGGAAGAATGACAATACTTGCAGGAATAGGGATTTTTCTTTCCGGTGTGGCTGTTGGGATGGTTTTAATATCCCTAAGTGCAGTCACAAGAAAATATTTCGATGAAAAATAATAACGGTAATACAGGGAAACATCCGAAAGGGTGTTTTTCTTGCATTATAAAGAATCTTTAAGAAAGGAGCAGAGCAATGGCAACAAAATTGAAAAACCTCAAAATCACAAAAGTTGATTTTGTGGACGATGGAGCCAATCCAGAGGCACACATCCGATTGTTTAAGAGCAAAGACGGAGTGGAGCCACCACATGACGAGGGAGCAGAGAAGAAACCGAATATCTGGAAACGTTTGATTACGGCAATCACAAAGGCCGCAGGGAGCGAGACGGATACATCGGAGCTGGAAAGCGTGATAGATGATATTCAGAAGAGTTCGGAGAGCTTCGGAGAAAGAATAGCCGAAGTCAAAAACCGAAAGATTGCAGATGAAATCTGGGATATCTGTTACGCTCTTCAATCTTCTCTGTGTTCTATCCTGAATGATGAGGACATGGATGGAGCCAGCGCAGCAACCGCAATGCAGGAAAGCCTTGACGAGTTTAGTGAGTTTACGAAAGAAGCAATCTCACAGTGGTCCAGCGGAAAGGCAACAAACATTGTGAAGAAAGAGGAGGTTACTGCATCAGACCTGGCGATGATGAAATCCGCTCGTAACAGATTGGATGATACCATTGAAAAGACAGAAAAGGCACAGGAGGAACCTGGAGCCGAAGACCCTAAGAAAAAGGACCAGAACAAAAAACAGAACGATGCGAAAGGAGCAGAAGAAATGAAAATCGACAAGAGTAAACTTACACCTGCGGAACTGGCTTTTTTACAGTCCATTGAAAAACGTTACGGTGAAGAGGAGGGCGCAGGAGCAGAGGGAGTAACACCACCGGCGCAGAATGCAGACCCTACACCGGCAACAGGAGTTGGCAAGGCCAATACACCTGCACAGGGAACAGATGGCGGAGAGGATATCTACAAGGGTATGCATCCGGCAGTAAGAGCAGAGCTTGAGAACTTAAAGAAGTTCAGAGAAGCAACAGAGGAGCGTGAGCTTGAGGACGTTGCCAAAAAGTATGAAATCATTGGAAAGAAGAAAGAAGAGCTTGTACCGGTACTCAAAAGCCTGAAAGCCGCAGGAGGCACAGCATATACAGATATGATTGCTGTACTCGATGGAGCGGTTGCAGCCGTTGAGAAGTCCGGTGCTTTTTCTGAAATCGGTAAATCCGGTGGAGCTGGTACGACAGATGGTGCGGCATGGACTAAGGCAGAAACCCAGGCGGCAGAGATTATGAAGTCAAAGAACGTGACAAAGGCACAGGCACTTGACGAAGTATTCCGCAACGACCCAGAGCTTGCTGCAGAATGTGAAAAGGAGGACTAAGAGATGGCAGATTATTTTGGTACAAGTATCAATGAAAGTCCTACCATTGCGATGGAGGCAGGTCAGAAAATCGAGGGAGCACAGGGAATTGCACTGATGATTAAGGATGGAAAGGTTGAAAAGCCTACAGCCGGTGCAAACGTCATTGGTTTATCCCTTTTTACAAACGATGAAACAATCGAGGCTGGTTCTGATGTCGATATTCAGGTAAAGGACATTGGAAAATGGGTTGCCGGCGAAGCTGTAGCTGTTGGAGATGAGCTTACAACAGATGCAGAGGGAAAAGCTGTAAAGGCTAAAGCAGGAAACTTTATTTCAGCGATTGCCCTTAGTACAGCAACCAAGAAAGACAGCGTAGTAAAAGTTCAGCTTGTAAAGGCTGGATACAAACCAACAGAGTAAAAAGAACAGGAGGACTATAAACGATGGGTAACACAAGAGAAGTAAATGGAAATGCGGCGATTCTTGCCAGAATCAATAAGGGATGGAAACCTAACCGCTATTTAACAAACATGAGCATGGCTTACTTTGCTGACCCGAAAGACCATGTTGCGACTAGTATTTTCCCGATTTGCCCGGTGGATTTCTCTACCGGATTTTATTATGAATTTCTGAAAGGCGACCTTGCAAGAGATAATGTTGCAAGAAAGCCTGCTTTCGGAAAGGTAGCACCGGCAAAAATGGGACACACAGATAACAGCTACAAATGTGTTGTAGACCAGGTTATCGTAGGCATTGACCAGATTGGAGCCGTAAACTATCAGCGAGCAGGAGTACCAGCGTCCATCGACCCAAGACGTAGCAAGGTACGTTTTGTATCAGAACAGCAGTTACTCCACCTTGATATTTTATTCGCAGAGAATTTCTTTAAGACAGGAATTTGGGCGAATGAGTTTACAGGTATCGCATCTGGCACACCAAGTGGTAGCCAGTTCCTGAAATTCAATGATGCGAATTTCGACCCGGTTAATTTCTTCGATGCAAGAAAGAGAGAAATCAAGCTGGCAGGCAGACGTATGCCGAATAAGTTAAGCCTCGGCTATGATTCATTCACAGCATTAAAGAATCACCCGGACATCCTGGAGCGTGTGAAGTACACAGGCGGTACAGCAAATCCGGCAATCGTAAATGAGCAGGTACTTGCACAGGTGCTTGGATTTGAGGAAGTAAAGGTCCTGGAGGCAACATACAATGCCGCAGAAGAGGGACAGCCGGACGATATGAAGTTTGTATGCGAATCTGATGGAGCATTACTTACATACACAACAAATGCACCGGCTATTGACGAACCGTCCGCAGGATATATCTTTACATGGGATATGCTCGGAAACGGAAACTACATGGCAACAGACCAGTTCGAGGGCGAGGGTGGTACTCATTCAGAGTTCATCGAGGGCTTAATGTCTACGGATATGAAGAAAACCTCCGATGACCTGGCTTGCTACCTGTCTGCGTGCGTGTAAACAGTAAGGAGGTACAGCGATGAGCTATGTTTGTGCAAAAGCTCTTCGTATCAGCGGTGTCGATTATGCCCCTGGGGATGCAATCCCTGATGGGGCAATCCGCCCTGAAAGAGTAAGAGCATTAAAGGTGACCGGATTTATCGGGGAACTTACAGAAGCGATAGCACCGTCAGCCGATGAAAAGGAAAAAGAAGCTATCGAGCAGGTAAATATTCCGGTAAAGGCGGAAGATGGCAGAGAAATGGAGGTAGCACTTGTGCTTTCGGCAGTTGTGAAAGTATTTGAAGTTATGCAGATGCCAGAAGAAGATGCCGTCAAAGAAATTGCAGGAATTGAGGACGAGAATACACTTATCACGATTCATGCTACAGAGAGCAGAGATGCGGTAAAAACGGCGGCTAAGTCCAGAGCCGTTGAATTAAGCACAGGCGGCAAGAAAAAGGCAGCCACAGGCGGTAAGAAGTCCACAAAGGGCAATGCAGAGGACAAAGCCAAAGATACGGCAGAAAAGTAAAGGTGGTGCATGAATATGGCAACAGGAAGTTACAGTTATAACCCGGCAGACCTTAAAGAAAACACGATGAGCCGTATGCGATTTGAGCTTGGCGATACGATGGTGCAGGGAGCCGAAAATACTTGTGCGGTAACAGATGAGGAAATCAATGCTGCCATTGAAATGTACCCGAAGTCGTGGAAGAGGGCAAAGCTGATGCTGGTAGAGAGTATCTACCGGCGTTTTTCGTATGAGGTCGATACAAAGACAGGACCATTATCTTTGAGCCTACACGAAAGGGCGGAAACATGGAAAGAGGCATACGAGGCATTGAAGAAAGAAGTCAAAGCTGAAAATATTTCCGTTCCAGCATTTTCAGGAAATACAGGCAAGAAACCACCGTATTTCTTTACCGGTATGCAGGAGAATGAAAGGACGAGGCAGGGATGATAAATGCAAACATGATGTATTTAAGACCTGGCAACCTTTTCAAAGAATTTGTGATTGAAAATAACCGGCAGAAAGTGACATCCACCGGGCGAGTAGTGAATGACCATAAAGGGGACGGCATAAAAACTCTGTATGGATGCCTTGCAGATGCAACCACAGAAACTGCGAAAAATAAGTCTACCGAGGACCATACCGTTACACATACGATTGTGCAGAGAGGAACACCTTTAGCGAAGAAAACTGATAAATTAGTGCTGGGAAATCGTGTTTTTTATGTTGTTGCAGTAGATGATACAGGAGGTCTTGGAATTTCCACCCTGTATTATGTCGAGGAAAGGGATGATATAAAAAATGACACCAGAACAGGCTCCTGATGGAGTAAGAGAGGCAGTCGAAAAAGAGGTAAAGCACATCAATCAGAAAGTCCGGTCAAAGGCAGCCAGAGTAAATAATGCATTGAGAAATGCAGAGCTGGAAGTGCTGAAAGGACAGAGAGGCGGAAAGAGATACCGCAAGCCGCATTCAAAACGTACCTATCAGGCATCATCACCCGGAGAACCACCGGCAAGAAGAACAGGTGCATTGCGATTACAGTGGGCCAAAGGCGTTGATGGTGGTTCATCTGGAAGTGGTGGAGCAAAATATACGGCATACATCGAAAGCCAGGTTCCGTATGCAGGGTATTTGGAAAACGGTACAAGCAAAATGGCGGCAAGACCGTATGTGGAAAAAATCAAAGAAAAGGCACTGCCGGAAATAGAAAGTATTTTCAGCGAAGATAGCTGATAGGAGGCGAAGAGATGGAACTGATTACAGAAAAGCCAGTGAAGCAGTTCGACACATCCGCCATAGCGAAAGGCAATCTCATATATGCAAAGCATTCCTCATGGGATGCAGGAAAGAGTGGATTCGTTACAGGAGTGAACGGAAATGAAATTGCGGTGCAGTTTCATCCGGGCATTGGGAATGTGACGAATCATTTTTTTATCCTGGCATCAGAGGCAGCCGCAGGGCAATGGGAAATCCGATGGTCTGTGGATATGTCCGAAGTATATGAGTACGGCATAACGCATGAGGAGGAGCCTGTCGAGAATGGAGGGCAGGAATGAAACTGGAAGAACTGATTCAAAAAAGATTTACAGAGCGTGAGGGATTAACAAAATTCCTTGTCAAGTTTGGAGATTACCCGGCGATATTCAGCCCGGAGGCTCCAAAGGATAACCAGAACTGGGGTACAGATGTTCATTATCCGAGGCTTGTATATAACTATGATATGCAGGCGGATGAGGAGCGGAAGAGCGCAGGAACATTGTCTGTATCGTTGCTATGCCAGAACACAGAGGATGCGACAGAGGAAGATATAACACCGGAAATGCTTGAACCGCTGGTTCGGGATTGTCTGAAAGATGTGTTGCTCCATTCCGAAGATGGAAAGCTGTATGCATTCGCATGGAACCGGACGGACGCATTTGAACTGGCAGAAAGCAAAACAGACCTTATTATCGGTAGCGATGTGAGGTTTGACATCCTGGAATATACAAGCCAGGAAACAACCGACCCGGACCCGGTAATGGCAATGAATAAGTTCGTAAAAGAACTGTATCCAGAGTGCATCGTGGTAGGGCTTGACCGTATGGAGGAAATTACAGAGGCTTCAAGAGAAACGCCTGTTATATATTGCAGGCTCAATAGCATGGAAAAAGTAGAGGAAACGAATACGGTTGTTTGGATGGATGGTAAACTTGCCATCCATATTTTATGCCCGGACACTGATATGAGGCTGAAAATGGCAGCCGCTATCACAAATGCGATGTCACTAGACGGAGAAGTCACAATGCTGGATTACTCACCAATGTTTATCCGCAAATTACAGATGGACAATAAATCTGATTACCTGAAAGACGGTCAGATTTTTGTAACAGGCAGATATGGTTTATTGCGATACAAAGCAAAACCACATCAGCTTAATAGAACCACGCAAAATTATTTTTAGGAGGTATGAAGATGCCAAGAACAAAAGCAGAATCCACAGCAGATGCAGTGGAGGAACAGAAAACCGATGCTGTCGAAGATACTGCACCGGTACAGGCAGAAGAGCCAAAAGCTCCGGCAGAATCCGAGTACACAATCGAGGAACTTGCAGACGGGGCAGGAAACATTTTCAAAGTCCAAAGAGAATGTGTTGTTGCGGCATTAAAAGTCGCAGGAGTAACAACGTGTACAGTGTCTAAAGCCAAAGAGCTTGTGGACGCATTCATGAAAAAGGAGGTCAAATAAGATATGGCTGGAACTTATGTCTTAGGAGAAACAAAAGTCAGACCGGGAGCATATTTCAATATTCAGAAGAAAGGGACAGGACAGCAGAGTGGCACTGTAAGCGGTGTTACGGCTGTCCTTTTTCGTTCCGATTTTGGACCGTTAAATACTGCGGTTGAATTAAATCCCGATGATGGATTTGCAAACACTTTCGGTAATGGAGGCACAACAGATGCCATCCAGGAGGCAATCAACGGCGGAGCGCAGACAATTATTGCTTGCCGAGTTGGTAATGGAGGAACATCGGCAACTGCCACTCTGAACACAGCAGAGGGACAGGCGGCAGTAAAAATCACAGCAGCATATCCGGGAAAGAAAGCCTTTACCGTAACGGTAAGGGAAAAGCTGACAGACAGCACCCTGAAAGAGTGTATCATCTATGCCGGTGTGACAGAATTTGAGAAAGTCGAATTTACCGCAGGCGCAGGAGAAGCAAAAGCACTTGCAGATGCATTTGCAGCAACGAAGAAATTCAAAGCAGAGGTACAGTCTGGAAAAGACCAGGCAATCGTGATGAATGTATCACAGAACGCCTTTACTCCGGGAACCGACCCGCAGGTTACGAATGAGGATTACTCAAACGGATTTGTAGCTGTCGAGCCTTACGAGTTCAATACAATCTGTGTTGATACGGAGGAAACAGCAGTACATATCCTGATGCAGTCATTCATGAAACGTATTTTCGGTGTAGGTTCCCTGACACAGGGAGTTGTAGCAGAAAAGCATACTGTTGACCTGGAAACCAGAATGAGCCATGCGGCATCATTCAATGATGAAAAAATGAACTATGTTCTCAATGCTTATGTGAATGAGCAGGGCAAGGAGATTGACGGATACCAGACAGCAGCACGTTTGGCTGGCATGATTGGAGCTTGCGCTTCAAATTCTTCCCTCACCCATACTGTTGTGAATGGATTCAGCGAAATCCTGGAACGCCTCACGAATACACAGATGATTGCCGCAGAAAAGAAAGGCTGTATTGTATTAAGCTACAGCAGTGCAAAACAGGTGTGGATTGATAGTGCAATCAACACTCTTATCACACCGGCTGACAATCAGGATGATGGGTGGAAGAAAATCAGAAGAGTAAAGACCAGATTCGAGCTTATTCGCAGAATGAATGCGGCGGCAGATGCACTTGTCGGAAAGGTAGATAACGACAAGGATGGTCGAAGCACTGTAGTAAGCCAGTTGCAGGCAATCGGTGACAATATGATTGCAGAGGGAAAACTGACAGCAATTACAGTTTCCGAAAGCACAGCAAATGTAGCTGATGGGGACAGTGCTTGGTTCGATATTGACGTAGTTGACAAGGATTCTATGGAGCATATTTACCTGTCATATAGATTCCAGTTCAGCACAAATGCATAAGGAGGTAACAAAGGATGATTAACACAAGAGCTGCCGGAGATTCTCGTTTTGCGAGAACTGGTAAAGATGGAGCGATTTATAACGCTGATGGCGTGTTGCTGGCAACTGTAGACAGCTTCACAGCCAATGTAACTTATAACAATGCGGCATATTCCGTTTTAGGAAATGCGCAGGAACTTGAAACCGCAAACACATTTAAGGTTGCCCTTACAATGTCCCAGGTTGTAGTTGAGGATGATGCTTTCATCCAGGAGCTTGTCGAGGCTATGGAATCACAGACAATGCCTGTGTGGGATTTCCAGGGCGTGCTCAAGGGAAGAAACGGCACCGAGGAAAGAATGGTATACCGTGAGTGCATTCCGAGCGGACAGGTTGATTTACAGAACATTACCGTCGGGGATGTTATCAAGAGAGCATGGAACTTTGCGGTCAACAGACCACCGAAATTACAGAACTTACTTGCACTGGGCTAAAAGGAAAGGCTGCCCGATTGGACAGCCTATTATTATACAACGGCATCAGTATTGACGAACAGCTTATTGGTGCTGTTGTATTTTTCTTTTCGGATTTGGAGGCTACTCCGCAGGAAGTGTTTAAGTTGTTCCTTATCATTTCCATCAAGTCCGAGAGCCTTATACATATCCTTTTGCAAACAGCCTGGATGTTCGGCTATGTATGACAGGGCTGTTTCGGCAGCTTTGCAGTAGGCGTGGAAGTTTTCTAATACTTCGTCACCCTCTTCCTGGGTGTATGCTTTTGCATTTATACAGGTAAAAATGACACGCCTTGCATTTTCCCAATCACCGAGGCGGAGATATAGTTCGACACCGTAATCTCGGCAGTTGATGAGAGGAGGAACTTCACCGCAATCCTTTAATTCCATTCGGCAAAATTCCGGGAGCATGGCAAGGGATTTCTCGCAAGCATCAAGACGGTTTTTGATGGGATTTTTACCGGAGCCGATGATTTCAGACAAACGATAAAATTCTGTAATAAAATCGTCCGGTTTACTGGAAACACTGATGATTGATTCATCAGAATATTGAGTAGTGATTTCTTCGTGAATTTCTTCATCCACCCACGAAGCAGTATGGATTTCCTGTTTATTTTTAAGGGCATCTAAACGGTGTAAATCCTCAAAATTTTTCGGGGGGGGGGTAGAACTTGACGAAGTTTTTTTACGAAAAAAATCAAATAATTTCATAGCGCATAGCCTCCTTACATTAGTAAGGAAAATTATATCACACAGAAAATTAAAAATCAAAATGGAGGAAAACGATATGGCAGACACAACAAAAAAAGCAAGCGTACAGATTGTAAATGAGGAACAGGAAAACATGGCAGTTGAAGAGGTAGAAACTACAGAAGAGGAAACAAAAACTCTTATCCGAATGAATGAGGAAGATTTTATTCAGGGACTTATCAGTGCTGCGGATTATACGAAAGATGATACACAGCGCATTGAAATTGCCAGAAACGGTAAAGTGCTTTTTGCATTTGACATCAGACCGTTATCCGAAGAGGAATACAACAAGTGCAAGAAGAAACACACCAAGTACGTGAGAAATAAACAGTTAGGCATGAAGTTACCGGAGGAAACAAACTCTGTTAAATATCGTGATGCACTGATTTATACAGCAACGGTTGAGGCAGACCGCGAAAAGCTCTGGGATAACAAAAAGGTATGGGAAAGCCTTAGAGCAAAAGACCTCCAGATTATGAATGGTCTGGATGTTATCGAATACTGCCTGAAAGCCGGAGAGAAAGACAAGGTGCTTGAGTGCATCGATTCTCTTAGTGGATTCGAGGAGAATATCGAGGAAGTAGCAAAAAACTAATTAAAGCCGGAGGAAAGACTTGTCTGTTGCATCATATATTCCAACGGACAGGAATTACACCGGATGAATTTTATAAAAAACCGCATGGAGTACAGGCGTTTATGCTTGCGTCCATGCGGATTTATTTAGAAAGCACGAAAGGAGGGGAGGACGATGGCGGAAACAATACGAATTGAGATACCTATCGAAGTCGATGATAACACTGGTCCTGGTACATCGAGTGTTGAAAAGAACATGAACAAAGTCAAGGATGCAGCCGACAAAGTGAAAGGCTCTACCGACCAAATGAGCACATCTGCGAAAAAGGCAAATGATGAGGTTACAAAGTTTGACCGGTCGGCACAGAAAACACAGAAAAGTTTGTTATCATGGGCGAAAGAAAAGTATTCGGTACTGTTGGAGGCAAAAGATAAGATTTCGCCGTTGCTGTCAACCTTAAAAGGTGGGCTTACGAGTTTTGCAAGGAAAAGCTGGAATGTGACCTTAAAAGCAGTAGACCTTGCCACAGCTCCAATACGGGGCGTAATAAACCTCTTGAAAAATCCCATCTTGCAAGTGGGAGCGGTTCTCGGTGTCAGTGTAGGATTGAAAGATACGATTGATACATATAAGGACTTCGAGGCCGCTATGTCGCAGGTCAAAGCAGTAAGTGGTGCAACTGGCAGTGATTTTGACAAATTGACAGCCAAAGCAAAAGAGATGGGAGCAACCACGAAGTTTACCGCCACGCAGAGCGCAGAAGCGTTCAATTATATGGCTATGGCAGGTTGGGATTCAGAACAAATGCTTGATGGTATCAGTGGAATCCTAAGCCTGGCAGCCGCCTCCGGAGAAGAACTGGGAACAACATCAGATATTGTAACAGATGCGCTCACCGCCTTTGGCTTGAAAGCTGGCGATGCAGCGCATTTTTCAGATGTGTTAGCACAGGCATCTGCAAGCGCAAACACCAATGTTTCCATGATGGGAGAGTCTTTCAAATATGTTGCACCAATCGCAGGAGCGATGAAGTACAGCGTTGAGGATACATCTCTTGCTTTGGGATTGATGGCAAATGCCAGCGTAAAGGGTTCAATGGCAGGTACATCCTTAAAGACCGCCCTGGCAAATATGGCAGCACCGACTGATAAGATGGCAGCAGCCATGAAACAGTACGGAATCAGCCTTACGGATAGTAACGGGAATATGAAAACCCTAAAAGGAGTTCTCGATAATTTGCGTACAAGTCTTGGCGGATTGTCAGAAACAGAAAAGACAGCAGCCGCAAGTACCATTTTCGGTAAAGAGGCTATGTCTGGTATGCTGGCAATCGTAAATGCCAGTGAGGAGGATTACAACAAACTTGCTGAATCTATCAGCAAAGCAGATGGAGCCGCAGAAAGAATGTCAGACACGATGCTGGACAACCTTTCGGGTGATATAACATTATTCCAGTCCGCCATGGATGGCTTGAAGCTGTCACTCGGAGAGAGAATGTCAAATTCATGGCTTCGGGACATTGTTCAGTGGTTGACAGCACAGATACCAGCAGTTACACAGATGCTGAATGATGGAATGGATGCTATCGAGGTAAGGATAGACAGAGCAAAAAATAAATTTGCAGAAATATCCAAAACCGATGAATGGCAGAACGCAGATTTCTTTGGTAAAGCAAAAATCCTTTGGGATGATTTTATCGTGGAACCATTCAGCGATTGGTGGAGTAACACCGGAAAAGTAAAAGTAAATAAGATTGCCGGAGATATTGGGAATGCAATCGGCACAGGATTAACAGTCGGAATCGGCACAATCCTTGGTATTGATTTGTCAGAAACCATTGAAGAGGGCAATACATTAGGGGCATCATTTGCAAAAGGCTTTTCAGAGGGATTTGACCTTAGCGAAGTGTCCGAAAAAATAATGGGAGGAATCGGAAATCTATTCAGCAGCGCAAGCAAATTACTGCCTGGTGGAAAGAGCGCAGACCTCTCATCTTTTGCGTCAGCAGCAATCCTTATGAAAATGGGAGCGCCATTGTTGAGCATGGGAAAAGGTGCTTTCAATGTTGGAAAAGCGATTTTCGGAAAAGATACAACCACCGGAACATCACTGGCTGGAAGCCTCGGAAGTACAATCATGGGTTCAGCCGCAAAGGGAACCGGTCTAAAAGGACTTGGCGTAACGATGGGTATGATTGGAAACACACTCGGTTCTGGAGCCACTACCGGTGCAGGATTGATTGCGGCAGGAACAGCCGGTACAGCCGGAGGAGTAGCCGCAGGAGCAACACTTGTGAGTGCAGGAATTGATGCGTACAAAGCATTGAAATCCGATGATAAAGCCGAAAAGTCAGCTTATGGAGAATCCGCCGCATGGAAAGCAGGGGGAGTTGCAGCCGGAGCAGCCGCAGGTGCGGCAATCGGTAGCATTATTCCTGGTCTTGGTACTGCGGTAGGTGCCTTAGTAGGCGCAGGAATCGGAGGCATTGCAGGCTGGGTAAAAGGAAGTAAAGTCAAAGAAGAATACCAGGATAATGTAGAGGAGATGCAGAAAGAAGCTGAAAAAGCTCAAAAAGTATTCGATGCTACAGGATTATCAATCGACAAGGTAAAATTCGCAAATAAAGATTTGAATGAGGCTATGAAAGACAGTTCCCTGTCAGCAGATGAACTTGCAAGTTATATCAAAGAGGATATAGGAAAAGTAGGCAAGGCAGCTTTCGGAGATATTAAACTGTCACTCACAGAGATTAAGGACCTTGCAGAGCAGATAACCTTTGGAGATTCTATCAACGGTATTAAAGATTTCCAGAGCGCAACTCAAAAAGCAAATAGCTCACTGTCGAAACTGGCAGATGCAGAAAGTGATTTGAAAAAGGCAAACTGGAAAGTTGGACTTGGAATCGACCTTGATTCAACCGACCTGGATGATTACAAAACGGTTGTAACAAATTATATGGAATCTGCAAAACAGTATGTAGAAAATAGCCACTGGGAGGCAACCGCAGCATTACACCTTATTCTTGGGGATGATGCGGACACATCTGGTATTGATAGCTTATATAATGGCTTAACAGAGCAGGTAAATAATTTATCTGCACAGTTGAGTGAGAAAATGAGCATTGTTTTATCGGATGGAGTAATAACGATTGATGAACAGGAGGAAATTTCTAATATTGAACAGCAGATTCAAGATATTACCAGTAAAATATCTGCGGCAAACCAGGAGGCAGACTTGGATGTATTAAAAGTCAAATACGGCTCCGCAGAGATTGACTACGATTCCTTTACGCAGTTGCAGGAGGAATTACAGACACAGATTCAGAGCATGACATCCGATTATGATGATGCTCTGAAAATTACGTTGAGGGATATTCATTTACAGTTCCCGGATGGGGGCGAAGAGATGGAACAGGCTATTCAGCAGGCGTATGATGGTTATAATGCGCAGATTGAAGAAATGAACCTTAGAGTACAATCATTCAATCTGAATACGATTGCGGATGCTTGGAGTGAAGAACTTGACGGTATTTTGCCGGATATGGAGGGAAGTCTTTCAGAGAAGTTAGGAACAGTTCTCCAGACAGCTATGGAGGAGAAACCTGACGTAACAGCATGGACGCAGGAGGACATGATGGGATGGCTCGGTCTTGATAATATGGAGATTGATACGTCCGCATTTGAAAATATCTTCCAGGAGTTGGTAACAACCGCATCCATGACGGCATCAGAAAAGAAAGGAGAGATAGCAGAGGGGCTTGCAGATGCCATTCCTACAATAGAAGAGGTTATGCAAGTTCGAGGACCGATTTCAAACGAATGTTATGATTCGATGGTAGAGGAATACAAGACAGCACTTTCAACAGCTTTTGAGGGTGCTGATTTTAGTGGAGTAGGCACAACAATGAGTACCAACATCGGCACAGCCATTGCCAATACTGACATGGGACAGGTTATTGCTGAACTGAACAATCTCGGCTCAAAAGCAGGGAGCGAAGCAGCAACAGCATTCCAGGCTGCTGATTATACCGGTGTAGGTTCGGCTGTTGATAATGGTATCGGTAATGCAATCAGTAATACCGATATGACGCAGATAAACAGTGCCGTTACCACGTTGAAATCCAATACCGATAGCTCTATAAACAGTGCGTTTGGTGCAGGAATATCCACAACGATGCCGGTAAACGTGACGTTGGATTACACATTGCTTAATCCGATGAAAACATTTACTTTGGGTGGTGCCGGAAGTGGAAGTACAACTGTTACCGTATCGGCTCATGCAAGCGGTGGTTATGTGAATGACAAGCAGTTGTCATGGGTTGGAGAAGAGGGACCGGAGGCAATCATACCTTTAGTTCCCGGTAGAAGAAACCGAGCACTGGAATTGTACAAAGAGGTTGGGGACATTCTCGGAGTACAGGCAAACGCAAACGGCAACATTATCGGAGAGGCAACACCTTTTAGTGGTGGAGCAAGAACGGTATCGGCTCATGCAAGCGGTGGTTATGTGAATGACAAGCAGTTGTCATGGGTTGGAGAAGAGGGACCGGAGGCAATCATACCTTTAGTTCCCGGTAGAAGAAACCGAGCACTGGAATTGTACAAAGAGGTTGGGGACATTCTCGGAGTACAGGCAAACGCAAACGGCAACATTATCGGAGAGGCAACACCTTTTAGTGGTGGAGCAAGAACGGTATCGGCTCATGCAAGCGGTGGTTATGTGAATGA